TTAGGAGATAAATCTTTTTTCTTTTTTTGCAAATCTAACAAATCTTTATTAGAATCTGATAGATTTTTAATCATTGTTGCAGCTACTTCATATGCTCTAGGATGTTCAGATTCACGAGCCACCTGTAAAAGATTATCGAGTGCGATACTACCTTTGTTAATTAGATTTTTAATGTTATCACGAGCAAATTCTGTATCTTCGTTAGCTGCCTGTTCAATTGGTGTTATCTCATTTTTAGATTCGACAACAGGAAGATTATTAAGTTCTTCTTCTTTTTCAATCTCAACATTTAAAGTTTCAGATAATTTTTTCTCTAAATTACTCATTATGTAAATGGCCATTCTGTAATTGTTTCAGTAAATCCAAAATCATCTTCAGCATTAGCTGAAGTTGGATCTGGAGTTGTAATGATGATTACTGTTTTTAATGGTTCGCTATCAACACTAGAAACATTATAACTTGCGTTAGATGTTGCACCCACAATAATATCATTTGCTTCAATTAGTTTATTTAGATTGTTTACCACGATGATACCGGTATTCGAATTACTAAAATATGCTAAGTCTCCAGTAATATCTCTTGTATCACCATTGGTGTTTGTTGTAACAAATATGGTTTCTTCATCATCAAAATAACCAGCACCATTTGCATAATCTACATAAACTTTTTGTGAGGTTCGACTAGCTGTTTCGATGTATAAATTTGTATTTGCTTGGCGAATATATTTACTTTCTTTAACTGGTGGCCAAATATATCCCTTTGCAGTAAAGGTTAAATCCCATATAATCAATCGAGTTGTTGTGTTATCACCCTCATACTCAACACTCGGTGTTACTGAATCAAGTATCACCGGCATATCATAATGTTGATCCATCTGTGAAATAAAATCAACAGTCACATTAAAGTCTGGTGTAAAGAACGGTAATATTTGTTCAAGTATCTGTGTTCCATCTTCTTGGTTTCTAACAAAGATAGAAACAGAGAATTCAAAATTATATGGAACAGGAACATATTGTGTTCTTATGGCAGTATTTGTATTGGCAGAAAAGTTTTGTAAAGTAGATAATTGTTTTCTACTTGAATCATATGACATTCCTGTTAAGTCAAATGAAATACGAGGCACAACAGTTTGAACTGATTTAGTTAATGTTGGGTCAGATGTAATTCTTGTTAGATACTTTTCTTTTGCACCATATGATAATGGAACTTTCCATGATTCTTTTGATTCTGTGCCATCAGCTGTGTATCTTTTCAATACAATATCATTGAACATTGTGCCAAAAGCAACAACAACTTTTCGTATTGTTCGATTATAAAAATGTGAATTACCTAACATTATGGTTCACCAAATGGATTTGTTTCTGTAAAGTCAATAATAGAATCAGATTCACTTTCAATTCTTACATTGTCCTGAATATCTTCAAATGATGAACTAATATAAGCATCACCATTAGCAGTAGATATGGTTGCAATTGAACTAGAAGTATTACCAATGACATTAGCTGATGTAAATGTTCCTTGAACTCTGTAAATATCAATGTGTGTATTTGGAACAAAGTCATAAACAATCGCTTGTGCGGTTGCATTTGCTAAATCGGTACCTTGATACACAATCTCATCATTAACAAACTTACCTGTGTGCATATTTGAAACAGTAAGTTTTGTTCTTGGATAGTAATCACGGATATCATTATCAATTTCACCCACACCCGTTTCAATAATTTCATTACTGAATACAAACTGTTTAAGTTTTAATGCGTAAAGATAAACATTACCACCACGACCACGACCTAATGTGTGATACATGGCTTGATTATCTTCGTGTTCAACAAATGTGATTTCAAAGAAACCGTTTACAACAGGAACATAAATCAAATCACCTTCATTTGGTCTTGTTTGATTAGCTGTTGCTTGAAATCTTCTGCGAGAAACCAATAAAGATATTTCATCTCTTATCTCTAAACCAAATTTAGAAATAAAATCACCTTCACCGTCCATACCTGTAATATTTTCCAAATACATTTCAAGTGGAAAAGCAGACACATATTGTTTGAGTGGGTCTTCACCGTAAAGATAATCAACCTGGTCTCTTGTGGTGCGTGGCATATAGAATACATCCATGCCATACATCTTCAGTGATTCAATAACTAAATCTTCAACTAAAAGTTGTTCAGAAGTTATGTTCTTCGGAAAGTGATTGAAATAAAGATTGGTTGCCATTCATTATTTACCCATAGAACATCTCTGATGGAAGCACATTGTAAGATTGCATTTCTTCTTCAATCTTATCAATTTCTCTTTGCGCCTCTTCCATTATTCTTGGTCCGTCTAAAGTTACGCCACCTGGCATTTGTATTCCAGCAAACTTGCTTAAATTAGAACCCCATTGGTATTTAATTTTTGCTGTCCCGTATTGTTTTAAGAATCTATCATTCCAAACATCAGATGTACCAGCTTTGGACATCGTAACGCCTGAAATATTAGCGCTTAAACTACCAACAATTTGTATTTCTGTTGGTGAATTAATTTTTTTAATTTGAACTTCTTGTCCATCTGAAAGAGTAATGATGTCGTTTTCTAAAACTTCTGCATCAAAGGTTGTTGCTGTTCCTGTCAATACATTAGATGATGTAGTTCCAGTAAGTGTTCCTGTCAAATTAATGGTTTCTGGTTGCATTGCACGATAACATTCAACAACAACATACTCTCCTGGCTGAACATCTCTTGTCCAATCAATATCTAAGAATAATTTATTTTGATGACGATTGAATCTGTATTGTGGTTTACCAGAGAATAATAAGTTTAATGTTGAAATATGTTGCATAGTAATTTCATAAGACACATAAGATACAGATGTAAAGTCATACAAGTCATGTAATCTTAATTGATATCTTAAATCAAACATATTGATTGATGAATTAGAATCATCAAACGGCATAACACTGGTTACAAATATGACGGGGTCTGGACAATAAATCCATCTTCTATCAATGTCTGCTTGAGTAATTTGATGTTTCATGTATATTTTTTCAGTACCATCAAAGTGATAGTCATGGAAAAATTGTAATGAATCGTCTATACGGTCTTCTACTTGGTCATCATCCACATTAATTTCAATGACAGGATGACCTAGTCTTCGTAAGCAGTAATCTTTAAATTGTTGTCTGGTTGCTGGTTTTGCCATAATGGACTATTTATACCTTTTATCCTAACGCTATTGAAAGTGCTAAAATATCACCAACAGTAGCGGCACTAAATGCTTGTGTTGTTACAGAAGAAATTCTACCATTTGCTTCAACAGTTACAGATGGTATTGCTGTTGAATTGCCATAAGTTCCTGGTGTTACTGATACATTTGTATAATCACTTGTTGATGCTGTATTGGCGGCACTAAATGCACCGTTTGCATGGTCAAAAGAACCATCAGCGTGTGCCTGAGCAGTGGTTATATTTGTTGCATTTGTATTTGCTTGTGTAAAGGCGCCTTCAGCGTGTGTTTGTGCAGCTGAAGCGTCACTTGTTGCAGTATTCGCCTGAGTATATGCTGAATCTAATCTACCATTTGTTGTTGTTATATCTGATGCGTTTGTGTTTGCTTGTGTAAAGGCACCCTCAGCATGAGTTTGAGCACCATCAGCAGTCGATTGGGCTGTGTTAGCGGCACCAAATGCTGAATCTAATCTATCTGCATCTGCAATTGGTGAATAGTTTGAACCATCGTTAGTGAAAGTCCATTTATCGTCAGTTTCATTCCACAATAATGATACATTGGCTGATGAACCTCTATCAACTTCTAAACCAGCATTTGATGCTGGTGCGGATGCTTGGTCAATAGCCGCATTAACTGTAAGTATATTATCAGCAATTAAAGCCGTTGTTGTGTTTGCATATACTGTTTCGCCAACAACAGTAAGATTACCAGTAATTGTTGTGTCGCCTGAGATTGTACCACCAGCACTTGCAAACTTGGTATTAGCTGCATCAAAGGCACCGTTAGCATGACCAAATGCACTGTCTAACCTTGAATTTGTTGTTGTAATTGAACTTGCATTAGTGTTTGCCTGTGTAAAGGCACCTTCAGCGTGAGTTTGGGCTCCGTCAGCGGTATTTTGTGCCGTTGTTATATTTGAAGCATTTGTGTTTGCTTGTGTAAAGGCACCTTCAGCGTGAGTTTGGGCTCCGTCTGCTGTGGATTGAGCAGTAGCCGCATTTGTGTTGGCTGTATCTGCTAAATCATAGGCGGACTTAACAGCATTAGGTGTAGCTGCTGTGGTTGTTGAGGTAGAATTTGTTGCATCGGTAAGCTGAACGATACCAGTTACAGATGTAGAACCAGCACGAACACTTGTATTTGCTACAGCGCTTACTCTACCATTTGCTTCAAGATGAACGACAGGAATAATAACTTCGCTACCATAATCACCAGCAGTAATAGAAACAGCTGTGTAATCGGTTGTGGAATTAGTATTCGCCTGAGTAAAGGCACCTTCAGCATGAGTTTGAGCTCCATCTGCCGTTGATTGGGCTGTGGCCGCATTGGTATTAGCCGTATCTGCTAAATCGTAAGCAGATTTTACAGAATTTGGAGTTGCAGCTGTTGTTGTTGATGTTGAGTTAGTAGCATCGGTGAGTTGAACAATACCAGCATCGGATGTTGTACCTGAAGTTATTGATGTGTTTGTTACTGAACTTACTCGACCATTGGCTTCTAAATGAACGACTGGAATAATGACAGCACTACCATAATCACCAGCAGTTATAGATATATTAGTAAAATCTGTTGTAGCGTTTGTATTTGCAGTATCAAAGGCACCGTTTGCGTGTGCTCGTGCATATGGATCAACTTGTGTGTCACTGATAATTGTATTTGCATAATCATAAGCATTTTGTGCTAATGTTGATGCACCATTAGCGGCATCAAAAGCACCGTTTGCATGAGCAAAGGCAGCTGAACCAATTACATCAACATAGGTATTAACATTTGTATATAAACTAACAACAGAAATGTTTGCACTGTTTGGTGGAATAGAATCAAAAGTAATTGTATTCGCTGTCGTATTAACTGTATAGTGAACGGTTGGTGTTTGTAATACACCATCAACAGCAACAGTTAGATTATTTGCAGATACAGGATTAAATCCTAAATCAAAAGTATCTACAACACCATTTGCCGTTGTAATAAAGTTTGATACAATAACATTAGCTGGTCCAATTGGTGTGACATTTGTATATAAACTAACAACACTGATTGGTGCAGTATTTGATGGTGCAGATGTAAATGTGACCGTATTATTGTCTTGGTCAATTGTATAGGCGGTATCAGGATCCTGTAAAACGCCACCTATTGTAATCAGTAATGCTTCCCTTGATAGTGGTCTGAATCCTATATTATATTCTGTTGTTGAACCATCACCTATGCCACTAAATGTTGAAATTGAAACATTAGCTGGAGGTGTAGGTGCATCTTGGAATGTAATCGTACCAGAACCATCAGTAGTCAGTAATTGACCGTTGGTACCATCTGTGGTTGGTAAGGAATAAACACTGGCGACATTTAAACTTGGAACAGTAAATGTTCCTGTAGTTTTGTCAAAAGTTAAACCAGCATTAGAACCAAAAGAACCAGAATCATTAAACTGAATCTCTTTGTTTAGACCAGCCGGTTCGGTGGTCGTAATTGTACCAAGAGTGTTTGAGGCAGTTTTATAATAAAGAATACCATCAGCAAAGTTGAGAGCTAACTCACCGTTTGCTAATACGCCTAATGAGGGTGTAACACCGGTATCACCAGAACTGCGAATTGATATTGTTGTATTCGCCATTTAGAATCTCACTTAAAAAGTTCCACCAGTGGAAGCTACTTTAAATAAATCTTCTATTTTAGTTTCTGGTTGTTTGATCTCCTGTGTTGATTCTTCTGTAATTCCTAATTGTTTCTTTTTAGTTTTAGGTAACATATCTTCTATCTGGTTAATGTAATCTTTTTGTTGGTGGTTTTCATCAACAATTTTATTTTTTTCAACTTCTAAACTTGATACTTTATTTTTTAGTGATTCAATTTCTTTCATTTGCGAATTGACAGCACTTTGTAATCTATGTCTTTCTGCATCAGTATTAGCAACTTTTTTCAATTCATCATCTTTGTTATTTAGCTGATGCTTTAAGTTATTAACTTCACTTTGAAGATCCGACATTCTTTTTTCGGTTTCTGATTTAGATAGATTATTATTCTTTTCTAAATCTTGGAACTTGGCGAGCTGTTCCTTCAACTCGCCAATCTCCTTGTCTTTACCCTCAACAAACTTTAGTTGAGTTTGAAATATGAAATTCTGTTTTAATACTGAATTCATATTTTCTAAAATTACTTCATTGTAAGCACTTAAAAATTGCTTATCATCCATGATATAGACCTCTTATAATAATTAATTAAAAACTTCCGCCATTTAAGTGTGCAAATGTTGGAACACCTGAACCATTAACTTGTAATACATGACCTTCAGTTGCTGAAGAAACGGCAGATACCGCACTTGTTCCTTGACCAATTAAAACGCCATTGTTAGTTAATGTTGATGCGCCAGTACCACCTTGTGATACACTAAATGTTCCAGATGTTACTTGTGAAGCGGCAATCGCAATATCAGCGGCAGTAGCAGCTGTTGTTCTACCATAATCATCAACAGTAAGAGCAGTAATTGTTTTACTTGCACCTAAAGAGCCTGTTAATGTGTAGGATGAATTAGCAAGTGTTTGTAAAGCACTTGTGCCATTACCAATAAGAATTGCACCTTGTGTGAATGTGCCGGCACCGGTACCACCATCAGCAACTGCGATATCAGAAGACAGACCAGAAACGGTACCACCTTCAATATTAGCAACCAATGTTGCGGTTGAGAATGTTGATGGATCAACTGTGTTAGCTGCATCAGGTTCTGTTGTACCACCTGTTAAGAGTTTATATTTACCAGAATCAGAAGCATCTCTATACAAGGTTGTGTATTTCTGAGTGCCATCGTTATAGGTACCATAGAAACCGATATCAACAGTATCAGCTAAGTTGTTATTTGCATACTTAACTAACGAATCTTGAACTATAACAGTTTCAACATCTTGTGTTACTGTATTACCAGAAACAATCAGATTACCGGTAACAGCTAAGTCGCCTGAAACGGTACCACCAGATGTTTGTAGTGCTGTGTTCGCAACACCAAAGGCACCGTTAGCGTGGTCAAATGCACCGTCAGCGTGTGCTTGAGCAGTTACAATGTTACTAGCGTTTGTGTTTGCCTGTGTAAAGGCACCTTCTGCATGAGTTTGTGCGCCATCAGCAGTTGATTGTGCCGTATTAGCAGCTGCAAATGCACCGTCAGCGTGTGCCTGAGCAGTGGTAATATTACTTGCATTGGTATTAGCAGTTGAGTAAGCACTTTCTGCATGAGTTTGAGCACCATCAGCAGTTGACTGAGCAGTAGCCGCATTTGTGTTGGCTGTATCTGCTAAATCATAGGCCGATTTAACTGAATTTGGTGTAGCAGCCGTTGTGGTTGATGTAGAGTTTGTAGCGTCAGTTAATTGAACAATACCAGTTACAGATGTAGAACCTGCTCTTATTGCGGTATTTGCTACAGCACTTACACGACCATTTGCCTCTAAATGAACAACAGGAATAATAACTTCACTACCATAATCACCAGCAGTAATAGAAACGGCTGTGTAATCTGTGGTTGAGTTTGTATTCGCCTGTGTAAAGGCTGCTTCTGCGTGTGTCTGAGCACCATCAGCGGTTGATTGTGCTGTATTAGCGGCACTAAACGCTGAATCTAAACGATCACCATCAGCAATAGGGAAATAATCGCTTCCGTTATTAGTGAATGTCCACTTGTCAGATGTTTCGTTCCAAAGTAATGATACATTAGCAGAAGTACCACGGTCAATTTCAATACCAGCATTTTCTGATGGAGCTGCATCTTGTGGAATATCAGCATTAAGAGTGATGATATTATCACCAAGATTAACTGTGGTTGTATTTGCGTATGTTGTTTCACCTGTAACAGTCAAGTTACCTGTAATAGATAGGTCTTGAACTGATTGTGCGCCTGTTGTTCTAACAACTGTATTATCAACCGCAAACGAAACATCATCATTCGTTACTGTTGTAGTAACACCGTCACCACCAGCAAAGTTTAATGTTCCTGTGTTCAGGTTAACTGTATCGGTACCTGAATCACCAGATAATGATAGTGAAGAAGCAATAGATACTGCTACATTTGAAACTGCTGTAACACGACCTTTTGCATCAACTGTAAATTGTGGTATATTTGTTGCATCACCATATGAACCAGCGGTTACACCTGAGTTTGCTAATGTAACAGTTAATGTTTCATTTTCTGAACCATCAATACTTACATTACCTGTTGCATCACCAGCAAGACCTAAATCTCTTGCGGTTGTCCAAGCATCTGCTGTTGTTGCTGTGTCAGCATTACCGATTAAATCACCGGTAATCTTACCATTTGCATCTCTTTTAATAATGGTTGAAGCGGTGTTTGACGAGGTAGCACTATCAATTTGTGAGGTATAATAGACACCACCAACATTTACTATCGACCCATCACTTAAACCAATAAAGAGCGTATTCGAGGTATTCGAATAGGCCGCTTCACCAGTGGCGAGTGAGCCGGGAGTATTGGTAAGGTCAGAATACTTTAATTGAATTACTGTATTTGCCATTTATATTTTCCCTTAAAAAATCTATCTTTTGTATAATATAAATCAATATAAGATATACTTCACTTCAACCATTGATAGAAACTGTAAAAACTAAAAAGAACCTCCAACAATTGATGCAACTTCTACACCGGTTGCAACAACTTCTTGTGGTTCAAATTTTCCTGTTGATGAATTATACACCAACGCATATCCATTTTCAGCACCAGTCGTAGATACGCCTTGAACCTGACTTAAACTAACATTTGGTGTTACTTCAAAATTTTGTGATGATATAGTTGAACGACCAGTTGCTTTTAACCTAACTCTACCTATATCAGCCATATTTTAATCCTTATCGTGTCACTGAAGGACTTACTGTTGCGATACCTTCAATCACTCTTGTTTTTGTTCCATCACCAGCGGTGATGAGTAAGTCATAATAATATCTTGATGGAGAGAGATTAGCCGTATTAGCTGCAGTCATAGACATAGTGATTTCACCAGAAGCATCATTTGTAATTGATACTGAAAAATTGTTTGCTGTGGTGGAGTAATATGACTTGCGTAACTGTGCATCAGCAGAATAACCTGAAAGATTAACTGCATCGCCTTGAGCATCATCAACATATAATACAGTTGAAAAGGTCGCACCTTGCTCAATTGTTATTTCTTGGTAAGCGGCGATTTTCTTTCTCCTTGACTTTTACTTTATACTCTATTTAGTCAATTTAAAAGTTGATGGAATGATAAAAAGAAAGAAATTGGATAGTATTATTTATTAAAATTCTACCCAACCTGTGATGATATATTTAGTACCGCCTATTGGTGGATTTCCTCTATGAGTATGAGTGTATGCTGTAGGAAATATAATACAGTCACCTTTTTGTGGCTTGTATCTATAGTGTTGATACAAAAACTCTGTTTCTCCTGCTTCAAACTCATCGTTAAGATATACAGTCCATGTAAGTAAACGATTTGTTGATTCTCTATTTGTGACTTCTGGATGCCAAATATGATAGCCTTGACCGGGTTCTGTCTTTTGTATTTTCATTGTGTAAGACTTATGTTCAGCAAATGTATTTAATATATCAAATTGTTTTGCATATTCTTTATAACAATGTCCCCAAAACACACGATTAAACTCATTCATCAGTTCTTTATCTGTATGCTGTAATGGAAAGTGTGGTAAGTATGTAGATGTATCTTGCTTCTCTGTCTTAGGTGCGCCGTCATGTTCTTGTCGATTTAATATCATTCCGCCTTGCTCAGCAGCATTATAATATTCTATAACATGATTGCAAAACTCATCACTAAACGCTTTTTCATATACTTGTATAAATTGATCCATTATCTATCCTTATTTAAAATATGGTCCGACTAACCATGTGACAACACTATATCTTATACCTTTTGTAACAGGTTCAACGCCATGTATCATATAACTTGGGAATACTAACACTGTTCCTTTTTTCTGGGGTGGGTAATATAAGTTACCATTTGCATTTAAGAAAAATTTACCCCCTTCAAAGTCATCATTTAAAAACGCTAATGCTGTTAATTTTCTAGTTTCATTACTGTGTGCATGAAATGTATCTACATGAGGGTTATAGTGCCCATCAGGTTTATATATTAAAAACTCAGTTTGATTTGCATGAGTAATTGTATATTGCCACCAATAATTATTAGCATTTAAACCAGTAGCAGTTAATGTTGCACCTATTCCTATATTCTGTGGAAGTAATACTCGCTCTGTATCACGAATACTTTTATCTATATTACCAGTACCACCACCAATAATTGGAGGTTCTTTTTTAATGTCATCTTGAGGATATGTCTTTATGAGATTATTGCAAAAGTCATCTGATATGTGATTTTCAAATACAGCACAGTCGGTTAAAACTCTTTGTGGAATATTATTTGATTGATGTCCTTTTGGAATACCTAAATTATCACGACCATCATATTTTTGGTCTGCGTGTGGTCCATTAGCATCAACATAATGCAAAAATACTTGTGCTTGCCATTCACCTTTAAATTCTTCACGCCAATGTAATTTTTCCATACCACGATAAAGAACAGCATCACCAACTTTCATTGTAATTTCTGAAATATTTTTTGCTTTTATATTTTTAAATTCACCATCACCTTGTGAATTATAAGGTTCTGCTTCATTTTCATCTTGTGCTGGATCTGCCATATAAATTGACCATGGTGTTCCTGCAAATCCCAATGTAACTGTTGCTGAGATTTCACAAGCAGGCCTATCACTATGAATTGTTAATGTTTCACCTGGTTCATATAGTCTTGCATATGAGTAGGTTGGATATAATTTTTTACCACAAGCAGTTTCAAAATGAGGCAATAAATCATTGAGTAAAGTATCAAATGTTATGTTACCATGAATAGCATGAGATTTAGGACATTGTGGGTCATGTGTTGTTTGACCTTGTTCAACTAAATCTTTAAGGATTTGTGTAAGTTCTTGGCAGTTTTGTTCATCCAAAAAATCTTTTAGATGAACATAGCCGTTTGTTTCAAAATGTTGTATAAGTTCACTTGACATAATTTAATCACAAAGTTAATAACAAATATATTTATATAGTTTGTAGAAAGGTCTTTTTAAATTAAAATTAATATTCTACAATAACAACACCAGGCGTACCAGATCCAGCGGCTGGTATACCAGCTCCAGCGCCTGATCCCCCTCCACCATAACCTCGTCCAGAAATATCTGCTGGTGATGGAGTAGTGCCGTAAGGAGAAAGAACTCCTCCTTGTCCTAATAGAGAGCTTCCTCCTGGAGGAGAAAAACCAGAACCTCCGTTATTACCTCCACCTCC